GCAGACTTTAGGGAAGCAAACAGATTATTCTATATATTCTGGGAAGCTTGCAAAGCAGATACAAGATGCTACGGAATGTGTTATCTTAAGAACAGACGTTCAGGATTCTCTTTTATGGCATCGGGCGAAGCTGTTAACATGGCCACAATATCAAGCGATGCTAGATTCGGTGTCTTATCGAAGTCCGGGGCTGATGCTAAAAAAATGTTTACCGACAAGATCGTACCCATCTCCGTTAATTATCCGTTCTTCTTCAAACCGATTCAAGACGGTATGGATAGGCCGAAGACGGAGCTTGCATACAGAGTCCCAGCCAGTAGATTCACTAGAAAAAAATTAGATACTAACGAACAGTTAGAAGAAATTGAAGGATTAGATACAACTATTGACTGGAAAAATACAGGTGACAATAGTTATGATGGAGAAAAATTAAAACTACTTGTACACGATGAAAGTGGTAAGTGGGAAAAACCTGACAACATATTAAACAACTGGAGGGTTACAAAAACTTGTTTACGATTAGGATCTAGAATTATAGGTAAGTGTATGATGGGATCAACGAGCAACGCTCTTGACAAAGGTGGTAGAAACTATAAAAAAATATATGATGACTCAGACGTTACCAAAAGAAACCGCAATGGACAGACTAGCTCGGGATTATATAGCTTGTTCATACCTATGGAATGGAACTACGAAGGATACATTGACTCTTATGGGTTACCTGTCTTCGAAACGCCAGAAAAACCAAAAAAAGGTCCAGACGGTTTCCCAATTGAAATCGGTGTTATCGAGCACTGGGAAAATGAAGTAGATGGCCTTAAGGATGATCCTGATGCACTTAATGAATTATACAGACAGTTTCCTCGTACAGAAAAACACGCGTTCAGAGATGAAACAAAACAATCTTTATTTAATCTAACTAAGATTTACGAACAAATTGATTATAATGAAGATTTAAAGCATTCAAACGTAGTTACTCAAGGTAATTTTCAGTGGGAAGGTGGGATTAAAGATACAAGTGTTATGTTTACTCCAAGTAAACAAGGTAGATTTTTTATTACTTGGGTTCCAGAAACACATCAACAAAATAGATATATAGTTAAAAATGGTATTAAATACCCTGCTAACGAGCATATAGGCGCATTTGGTTGTGACAGTTATGATATATCAGGAACAGTAGATGGCAGAGGATCAAAAGGTTCTTTACATGGTTTAACTAAGTTTAGCATGGATAACGCTCCTGCTAATTTGTTTTTTTTAGAATATATATCACGACCACCAACTGCAGAAATATTTTTTGAAGATGTTCTTATGGCATTACATTTTTATGGTATGCCACTTCTTGCAGAAAACAATAAACCAAGATTATTGTATTATTTAAAACGTAGAGGATATAGAGCATATTCTATGAACAGACCAGATAAAACAATGTATAAATTATCTGTAGCTGAAAAAGAAATAGGTGGAATACCTAATTCAAGTGAAGATGTTAAACAAGCACACGCTGCTGCTATCGAAGCTTATATTGAAGATTTTGTAGGTTACAATAACGAGCAATATGGCACAATGTATTTACAAAAAACATTAGAAGATTGGGCTGCATTTGATATAAACAATAGGACTAAACATGATGCTTCAATTAGTTCTGGTTTAGCAATCATGGCTTGTAATAAAAATAAATATAGACCGGTTGCTGAAATTACAAAAGAAAAAATTAACTTAAATTTTTCTAAATACGACAACAAAGGTATTAATTCAAAAATAATTAATTAGATGATTAAAACAACTAGTAATAGTTCTTTCCCTAGTCAGGTGGTACCTGAGGCGGAAAAGCGAAGTTGGGAATACGGTTTGCAAGTAGCTCAAGCCATTGAAAATGAGTGGTTTAGAGGTGGTAGAATAAACAGTAGCCGATGGATGACTGGTTATCAAAATTTTAATAGACTTAGATTATACGCAAGAGCAGAGCAACCAATACAAAAATATAAAGACGAATTATCTATTAATGGTGATTTGTCTTATTTAAATTTAGACTGGAAACCAGTACCTATTATACCTAAATTTGTAGATATAGTAGTTAATGGTATCGCATCAAAAGAATATGAGATAAAAGCTTTTGCTCAAGATCCATATTCACAAAAACAAAGAACATCATATGCTAATACTATAATGAGAGATACAATGGCAAAACCATTGCTTGATAGTATTAAACAAAACATAGGAGTTAACCTGTATCATTCATTAGATCCAGATAATCTTCCTAAAAATAAAGAAGAACTAGAAGTTCACATGCAATTAAGCTATAAGCAATCTGTAGAAATAGCTGAAGAAGAAGTTATAAATAGTATACTAGACTTTAACAAATATGATTTAATAAACAAAAGATTAGTAGAAGATATAGTAACAATAGGTATTGGAGCGTGTAAAACTAGTTTTAATAAATCTGAAGGAGTAGTTATAGATTATGTTAATCCAGCTAATTTGGTTTATTCATATACTAATGATCCTAACTTCCAAGACTTATATTATGTAGGTGAAGTAAAATCTATTACATTACCTGAGCTTAAAAAACAATTTCCTGATTTAACTGACGAACAATTATCTCGTATAGCTAAATATCCAGGAAGACAAGGTTACTTACGAGGTCCAAACTCTGATAATGACGAGATACAGGTTTTATACTTTGAATATAAAACATATGTAGATCAAGTATTTAAAGTAAAGTATACAGAGCAAGGTTTAGAAAAAGTATTAGAAAAACCTGATACATTTAATCCACCACCTAATGATAATTTTGATAGAGTTTCAAGAAGTATTGAAGTTTTATTTACAGGTGCAAAAGTAATGGGATTAGAATTAATGTTAGACTGGAAGCTGTCAGAAAACATGACAAGGCCAGAAAGTGATTTAACTAAGGTAAATATGAACTACAATATTGTAGCACCTCATATGTACCAAGGTCGTATAGATTCACTTGTAGGTCGTATAACTGGTTTTGCTGATATGATACAGCTTACATCACTTAAACTACAACAGGTGATTGCTAGGATGGTACCAGACGGTGTATTTGTAGATGTAGATGGTTTAGCAGAGGTTGATTTAGGTAATGGCACTAATTATAATCCACAGGAAGCTTTAAATATGTATTTCCAAACTGGTAGTATAGTTGGTAGATCACTAACACAAGATGGTGATCCAAACAGAGGTAAAGTACCAATACAAGAATTACAAACGTCAAGTGCTAACGGTAAAATACAATCATTAATTAATACTTATCAATATTATTTACAAATGATAAGAGATGTAACCGGTTTAAATGAAGCTAGAGATGGTAGTTTACCAGAAAGAGATTCATTAGTAGGTTTACAAAAAATGGCTGCTAACGCTTCAAACACAGCAACTAAACATATATTAAAAGCATGTTTATATTTAACGTTGAGAACTTGTGAAAACGTATCGCTTAGAGTTGCTGACATGTTACAATTTGATTTAACTAATGCTTCTTTATTAGGAACAATAGGTAAATTTAATGTTGCAACTTTAGAAGAAATACAAAAATTACATTTATATGATTTTGGTATTTATTTAGATTTAGAACCTGAAGAAGAAGAAAAAGCAATGTTAGAGCAAAATATACAAATGGCTCTACAACAAAACCAAATATATCTTGAGGATGCTATTGATATTAGGGAAATTAAAAACTTAACATTAGCTAATCAAGTATTAAAATACAAAAGAGTTCAGAAACAAGAACAAGATCAAGCTCAACAACAACAAATGATTGAGTCTCAATCTCAAGCAAATCAACAAGCTACTGAAGCTGCTGCAATGCAAGAAGTTGAAAAACAACAAGCTTTAGCAGATACGCAGAGTCAAATTGAACAAGCTAAGTCTCAGTTTGAAATACAAAGAATGCAAACAGAAGCTGAAATTAAAAGAGAGCTTATGGCTCAAGAGTTTGAATATGATGTCAAGTTAAAGAAAATGGATATTGACATTAACAAACAAAAAGAAAAAGAAATAGAAGATCGCAAAGATCAAAGAACAAAAATACAAGCTACACAGCAATCACAAATGATTAGTCAACGTCAGTCGGGCGGAGTTCCTACTGATTTTGAAGCACCTAGCTCAGCAGATCTTTCTGGGTTTTCTATATAGTTATTAAACTATTTATTAATTTTTATTATATTATATTATGTCAGAACAAATTAAACAAGAAGGTGAGTTTAAAATTAAAAAAACTACACCTAAAAAATTTAAACAAGATGAACCTGTTAAAATAGATTTATCTAAAATTAAAGAAGAAAAAGATGCCGTTCAAACACAAGAGACAAATGTGGGCGATGCTCCTGTCGAAAAACAACAAGACAGTAAAGACAGCCAAGCAGTGGTTGAAGACGTACGGTCCACCGAAGAAGAAGTAAAACCAGTTATTGAAGAAATAATTGAAGAACCTGTTGAAGATAAAAAGGTAGAAGAAGAAGAAGAAGTTGTTGAAATAGGAGAAAAAATGGAGAAAAAAATAACTCCACCTACTCCTGAAGAAGTAAGAGAAGTTGCTTCACTACCAGAAAACATCGAGAAAGTCGTAGACTTTATGAAAGAAACAGGTGGTACATTAGAGGATTATGTTAGATTAAACGCTGACTATGCTAATGTAGATAATGATACTTTATTAAGAGAGTATTATAAACAAACGAAATCTCATCTCAATTCAGAAGAAATTGATTTTTTAATAGATGACAATTTTTCTTTTGATGAAGAGATTGATGAAGAGCGAGTAGTTAAAAAAACTAAACTCGCCTATAAAGAAGAGGTTGCAAAAGCCCGAAAGCATTTAGATGGTTTAAAGAGTAAGTATTACGAGGAGATCAAGTTGAGACCCGGAGTTACTCAAGACCAGCAAAAAGCAATGGACTTTTTCAATCGCTATAACGAAGAGCAAGACATAGCTTCTCAACAACATGAAGATTTTAAATCTGAAACTAAAGATTACTTTTCTAATGAATTCAAAGGTTTTGATTTCAAAATAGGAGATAAAAAATTTAGATATGGAGTTAAAAATCCTAATGATGTTGCAGAAAAACAATCTAATATTACCAACACGATTAAGAAGTTCTTATCCACAGATGGTAGCATTAAAGATGTTAGTGGTTATCACAAAGCTATTTATGCTGCTGAAAACGCGGATACTATTGCACAGCACTTTTATGATCAGGGTAAAGCCGATGCTATAAAAGGTGTTGTTGCAAAAACCAAAAACATAAGCAATGAAACTAGAGCTACAGCTCCAAGTGATGTTTTTGTTGGCGGTTATAAAGTTAAAGCTGTTACAGGTCTTGATTCTTCAAAATTGAAAATTAAAACAAAAAACTTTAACTAAAATAATTTAAAACTATTATGGGATCAATTAATCCAATTTATGGAAGTATTTTACCTTCCTTAACTCAACAAGCTCTTCAATCAAACTACCTAAGTTTTACTGATGCTGCTGGCGGTAACTTCGCGCAACAATACTTACCAGAAGTATATGAACAAGAAGTTGAAAGATATGGGAACAGAACCTTATCTGGATTTTTAAGAATGGTTGGCGCTGAAATGCCAATGACATCTGACCAAGTTGTTTGGTCTGAGCAAAACAGACTTCATATTGCATATGATGGTTGTTATATAGATGACAATACTGCTGCTGATGCAGGTGTTGTAACTATACCTACTAATGATAATGCTGCTCCTTGGACTGGTACTAATCAAGCTATTAACGTAATCAATGAAAACGATACTGTTGTTTTAATGAACGTTAACTCAGGTGTAACTATCAAAGCTGTCGTTTCTAACGTAGCAGCTGGTGGTGGTACTACTACTGATGTAACTTGTTTAGCTTTTCAAGAAGTTAATTTACGTACTTTAGGTGTTGGTGCTGCAGGTGTTAACCCTATCAAACTATTTGTATATGGTTCAGTATTTGCAAAAGGAACTGTTGGTAATCCTAACAAATCTGCACAACCACAATTCACACAATTTCACAACACACCAATTATTATAAAAGACAGATACCAAATTTCTGGTTCTGACACTGCACAGATTGGTTGGGTAGAAGTTGCTACTGAAGATGGTACATCAGGATACTTATGGTATCTAAAGTCTGAGTCTGAAACAAGACTAAGATTTGATGACTACTTAGAAATGGCAATGATTGAAGGTGAAAAAGCTGCAATCAACGGTGTTGACGGTGCTGCTGCTGATGGTATGTTCCAAGCTGGTAAAGCTGGTGTACCTGGATTTACAGCTGTAAACGCTCATGGTACTGAAGGTTTATTTGCTGCTATTCAAGGAAGAGGTAATATTATGTCTGGTTTTTCTGCTGGAACTGGTATTTCTGATTTTGATCAAATCCTTAAAAACTTAGATACTCAAGGAGCTATTGAAGAAAACATGCTTTTCTTAAACAGAGCTACTGATTTAGGTTTTGACGATATGCTATCTCAAATCTCTAGCGGTTACTCTGGTGGTACTGCTTATGGTTTATTTGAAAACTCTGAGCAAATGGCACTTAACCTAGGTTTCTCTGGTTTCAGAAGAGGTTCTTATGACTTCTACAAAACTAGCTGGAAATACTTAAACGACGCTTCTACAAGAGGTGCTGTTGGTACTCCTGGAATCGATGGTGTATTGATACCTGCTGGAACTTCAACTGTTTATGACCAAGTATTAGGTACAAACATTAGAAGACCGTTCTTGCACGTAAGATACAGAGCTTCACAAGCTGACGACAGAAGATATAAAAACTGGATCACTGGATCTGTTGGAGGTGCTTACACTTCTGATTTAGATGCAATGGAAGTCCACTTCTTATCTGAAAGATGTCTTGTTACTCAAGCTGCTAACAATTTCGTATTGTTCCAAGCTTAAGATTACTATAAAGCGTTAGGGGTGTCAAAAAGCAAAGGCTCAAAAAGGCACCCCAACCTTTATTTTTTTATTAATTATATTATATTATATCATGTCAAAAACAAAAGAAATTAAAGCCCCTAAATGGGAGATTAAAAATAGATCCTATAAATTAGCAGGACCTCACGCACCTCTTACATTCACACTTCAATCTAAACATAGTTCTAGATACCCTTTATTATGGTTTGATAATGAAACTGGTGAACAAAGAGAGTTAAGGTATGCTACTAATCAAAACTCTCCGTTTGTAGATGAACAAAAAGGAGAATGTACATTAGGTCATATTATTTTTGAAAATGGAATACTTGTTGTTCCAAAACAAAAAATAAATTTACAAAAATTATTATCATTATATCACCCTAAAAAAGGTTTTAAATATAATGAAGTTATGCCTGCTAAACAAGCGGCAGATCAATTAGATCAGATGGACTATCAATTAGATGCAATGAATGCAGCTAAAAATCTTGAAATAGATCATGCAGAAGCAATTCTTAGAGTTGAAAAAGGAAGTGATGTAGCAAATATGAGTTCTAAAGAAATTAAAAGAGATGTTATGCTTATGGCAAAACAAAATCCAGCTAATTTCTTAGCTATAGCTTCTGATGAAAATGTAGGCTTAAGAAATGTAGGTATAAAAGCTGTTGAACAATCAATAGTTAAAATATCTCAAGACCAAAGAAGTTTCCATTGGGGATCAAATGATAGAAAACTTATGACTGTTCCTTTTGATGAAAACCCATACTCAGCATTAGCTGCTTGGTTTAAAACTGATGAAGGCGTAGAAGTTTTCAGAACAATTCAGAAAAAGTTACAATAATATGTAACTATAATTATAGTGAAGGGTCACTATTGTGGCCCTAATCACTATTAACTAAAATATTAAAATGGCAATAAACGTAAATACTGTATATCAAACCGTTTTATTAATACTAAATAAAGAGCAGAGAGGTTATATGACACCTGTTGAGTTTAATAAAATAGGTGCTCAAGTTCAATTAGAAATATTTGAATCATACTTTGATAGCTTGAACCAGCAATTACGTGTTCCACAAGCAGACGTCGATTACTCTGATAGAGTAATGAATTTAGACGAGAAAATATCTATATTTAAAACATCAGGTGCAGCTATATATGACGCACCTTCTTTTTCTTTACCCAAAGAATCTGGTGTTGCTCAATCTACAGAGACATTAAGCACCATAATTAATCAACAAGCTTATACATATACTACGTTAACATCTAATCAGTTGTCTAACGGTACAGTTCAAGTTTACTTTGATGGAGTGTTACAACCTTCTTCAGCTTATACTATAACTAACAATATTATATCATTAACAGTATCACCAGCTTCGGTTTTTACTGTTTTGACAGTTGTTGATTCAAATGATTTTTATAGGTTAGGCACAGTGACTTATCAAGCTGGTGCATTGCCTTATTATGAATTAGAAAGAGTTGGTAAAAGTGAATTATATCATTTATTAAGTTCTAATTTAACAAAACCTTCTACTAGAAATCCTATTTATACATATGCAAATCAAAAAATAACTGTATATCCAAGCACTATAGTTAGCGGAATTAATGTAGATTATATAAGAAAACCTTTAGCTCCTATATGGAATTTTAGCTTAAACGGAAATGCTTATCAATATAACGAAGCTACCTCAGTAAACTTTGAACTACATGATGCAGATCAAACAGAATTAATATTAAAAATATTATTATATGCGGGTGTTGTAGTAAAAAGTATGGAAATTGTACAAATTGCAGATCAACAAGTACAACAAGAAAACATTAATCAACAAAGATAATAAAGCATGTCAAGACCTAATGGTGGTTTAATAACCGAAACTAATAGACAATATTACGCT